CTCTAACCAAACTAGTAATCGGAGAACTAGATGGCTGTAATAAAGAATAAAGACAGTTGTAATTCCTGTCTATTTTTCGTTGTAGGTGAACGCATGGGGATCTGTAAGCGATTCCCTTCTGCCGTTAATAAATCCAATGACGATTGGTGCGGTGAATGGCGTATCGCTGAAAGCCTTGCATTAGAAGCATTAGTTCAAACGATTACTGAACCAGTATTGATTTCTGAAGTTAAAAAGAAACCAGGAAGGCCAAGAAAATCATGAAATTAAAACCAATGAAGGACAAAATCGTAGTTAAGCCTTACATCCGTAAGCTTTCTTATTTTTTAATTGTTAATAATCAGGAAAGAGAAAACATGGGCCAAGTAGTAGCCGTAGGCCCTGGAAGAACCCTCCAAAGCGGTAGATTTGAAGAAATGCCTATAAAAGTAGGTGCTTATGTTCGTTTTGGCACTATGAATAAAGATACTGGAGAGGAATATCTCAAGTATTTTCCCTATTTTGAAGATGGCGTTAAATACCTTGTTATGAGCTGGCAGGATATATGCTGGGAACAAGAAGAACCATTTACTGAGGAACAAATAAATGCTTAAATGGATTAAATCTTTGTTTAAATCAAAGTCTATGACTCCAGAACAATTAATGAAGTCATGGGCTGATTTTCATAAAGAAATAACCGATTTACCTTATGTAGTTGAAGAAACCAGAAAACGCAAACCAGCCCTTAAAAAGGCTACAACCAGGAGCAAGACCATGCCACTCAAGAAATCAGCAAGCCCAAAAGCATTTAAAGAAAACATCAAAACTGAAGTAAAAGCTGGAAAACCAGTAAAACAAGCCGTTGCCATTGCATATTCAGAAGCAAGAGCAGCTAAGAAGGTAGCAGCCAAGAAAGGCAAAAAATGAACATTATTTTCACTATTGACCAACTTAACTCCATTTTGGCTTATTGCGATCAAATGCCGTATCGCTTTGCAAAGCCATTAATTGACCAAATTCAAGCTATTGCTGAACCTCAAGTTAAGGCTCAAGCCCCAGTAGAACCAGCAGCAGTAGGCGTAACTCCTGTAGAAAACGAACAACAATGACAACTCCTAACGTATATCTGCCTTATCCTTATCCACAGTCTATTGAAGAAGTAGAAGCGGATATGAACGCTATTATTTATCAGCCAGAAGTGCCGCAAGAGTTGCAAGATCAATATACAAACCTTAAAAACAATACTGAAGTTCAAGCTGATGTAGATCAAGCAGAGGCTAATAGTGACAGTATGGACAATGAGTGATAGGATATGCTTAAATAACAGGCAATTGCTTAAAAAATAGGCAGAAAAATCATGACATTAGAAGTTGAATCAACTGTAGACAAAGGTGGAGCTCCTGAAGGCAATCAAAATGCCAAGAAGGGAAAGCTCTTTTATGAGCAATTAAGAATGGTTTTGGTTCAAAACGACAAGTTTAAACTGCGTAAGATTGCAGACAAACTTGTTGAATCTGCTGAAAAAGGTGAAGCTTGGGCCATTAAAGAGATTATGGACAGAATGGATGGGAAAGCTGTTCAAGCAACTGAGATTAGTGGCCCAGATGGAGCAGAGTTCGTCAAAGGCATAGGCTTTATGTTTGTTGATGGCAATGTCAAGCCAGATTGATACAAAAGGCTTTATTTGGCCTCAATTTCCAGCAAAGCTTAAATGTTTAGTTGAACCAAAGCATAGCCGATACAGAATATTGTATGGTGGTAGAGGGGGTGGAAAATCTCATTCCGTAGCTCGTATGCTGCTATGCAAGGGAGTGCTTAACACCATTCGAGTTCTATGTGCTCGTGAGTTCCAGACCTCAATTAAGGATTCTGTTCACAAGCTCTTAGTAGATCAAATCTATGACCTAAAGCTAGAAGCCCATTATGAAGTAACTCAAAGCACTATTAGGGGTAAAAATGGCACAGAGTTCATTTTTGCTGGTATTAAGAACAACATCAATGGCTTAAAGTCTATTGAAGGTATTGACTATTGCTGGTGCGAGGAAGCCAATAATATTACAAAGCTTTCTTGGGATATTCTCATTCCTACCATCCGAAAAGAAAACTCTGAGATATGGATTACCTTTAACCCAGAGCTGCCTACAGATGAAACTTATAAGCGGTTTGTAATCTATCCACCTGATAACGCAATAGTTCAAAAGATAAACTGGTCAGATAATCCTTGGTTTCCTGAAGTATTAGAAGGTGAACGAAATACCCTAAAAATGAGGGATTTTGAGGCTTATCAGAACGTCTGGGAAGGCTTTACTCGTTCTACCATTGATGGAGCTGTCTTTGCCAAAGAAATGACTAGGGCAGAACAAGATGGTCGGATCTGTAATGTTCCCTATGATGCAACCAAGCCTGTTTTTGCTTGTTTCGATATTGGGTGGGCCGATGCCACAGCTTGCTGGATAGGGCAGTTCGTTGGAATGGAAACCAGATTGCTTAGGTACTATGAAACCACTCAAACTACTATGAGTGAGATTCTTGCTAAATTGCAGACCTTTGGCTATGTCTATGACACCTTATACCTACCCCATGATGCTAGAAATAAGACTATTGCATCCAATGGCAGAAGCATTGAAGAAATCGTAAGAGCTGCTGGATTTAAAGTAAATATCATTGACCGAGTGCCTATTGCTGACTCAATCAATGCTGCCAGAACCATATTTAGTAATTGTTACTTTGACAAAAATTTGACTACAGCAGGGCTAGACTGCTTAAGGCACTACAGATATGATGTAGATCCAGATACTAAGCAATTTAGTAAGACACCAGTTCATGATAATTATTCGCATGGAGCTGATGCATTTAGGTATATTGGGCTTATGATTCAAGAAAAGAAAGTAGTCAAAAGAAAGCCCATAAATTATGATGTTACAAGCTGGATGAGCTAATAGGAAAACATTATGGTAATGAATGTTGCAAGCAATGGTGGTGTTTATTCCACCGAATATGGCGATGACTATGAATCAGGAGTAATTGAGGAAGCCAAGCAGTTTTTGCGCTTTTGCTCTGAAAATGACTCTAATAATCGAGTTGAGGCTTTAGATGACCTGAAATTTGCAGGTGGCGATCAATGGCCTGTAGAAATTCAAAATAGCCGATTGCTTGAATCTAGACCTTATTTGACCATCAACAAAATTGATGCCTATTGCCGTCAGATTGCCAATCAACAAAGACAGCAAAGACCTCGGATGGTAGCTCATGGCATGAATACCGAGTCTGATGAAAAAGTAGCAGAAGTCATTACTGGCATCCTTAGACATATTGAAAACCAATCCGATGCCGATGCAGCATATGACAATGCTTTTGAATTTGCAGTTCGCATGGGCTGGGGCTATTGGCGCATTCTTTATGACTTCCCTAGACCTGACTCAATGGAGCAAGAGCTTTATATCAAGCGCATTGAAAACCCTTTTATGGTCTATTTCGATCCTAATTCCAATGAACCTGATGGCTCAGATGCAGAAAAATGCCTAATTACTGAGGTTATTTCTAAAGAATCATTCCGCAAAATGTATCCTGGCGCAGATGATGGAGGCGGTTTTAATCCTCGTGGTACAGGCGATTCACAGTCAGAATGGATTACCAAGGAAGATATTCGGATTGCTGAATACTTTTATACCGAGCATATTCGCACCAAGCTTTACCTTTTATCTGATGGAACTACCTGCTATGAGGATGAAAAGCCATCCGAAATCATGATGCAAGATGCAGGGGTTTATGTAGTTTCTAAGCGAGAAACCATTAAAAAGCAGATTAAATGGTGCAAATTGACAGGTATGCAAGTTCTTGAACAGAGAGATTGGCCTGGTCGATTTATCCCAGTTGTGCCTGTTTATGGTCAGCAACTTATTGTTGATAGCAAGAAAAAGAAGTTTGGCCTTACTCGCATGGCTAAAGATCCACAGCGTATGTATAACTTTTGGTCTACAGCTCTTACAGAATCAGTTGCCCTTGCTCCAAAGGCTAAATTCCTTCTTGCAGAAGGTCAGGATGAAGGTCATGAGATGGAGTGGAATACAGCCAACATCAAGTCGATGCCTGTGTTGCGCTATAAGCAGACTGATAGTGATGGCAAACCAGCACCAGTTCCTACAAGGATTCAGCCAGAACCTCCTCCTTCTGGAATGGTTACAGCTCTCCAAGGCTTAAATAGCGATTTGATGGCTGTAGTTGGTATTTATGACCCAGCTCAGTTGCCACAAGGTATGCAGTCAGGAAAAGCATTGAATGGTCAGCAACAACAGACCGATATGACCAACTTCCACTACTATGACAACCTTACAAGGTCAATTCGTCAATCTGGTCGTATCTGTTTAGACCTAATTCCTCATATTTATTCTGAGGAAAGAGTGATGCGAATCATTGGCGCAGATGGCAAAGGTGAGTTAGTAAGCATTAACCAAAAAACCCAAGATGA